ATCTAATCCCCCAGAGATCTAATCCCCCAGAGATCTAATCCCCCAGAGATCTAATCCCCACTTTTTTGATCATTAGTATAAGAATAGAAGTAGAAAAGTGGGGATTAGATCCAAACGGGATACCACAACCCCAGAGATCTAATCCCCCAGAGATCTAATCCCCCAGAGATCTAATCCCCCAGAGATCTAATCCCCACTTTTTTGATCATTAGTATAAGAATAGAAGTAGAAAAGTGGGGATTAGATCCAAACGGGATACCACTACCCCAGATACCGAATCCCTCCTTTACAGGTGGGTTGTGAGTAGACGCTGTATCAGGCATTGCCTTGTGACTCTGTGATTTCTAGCCTGGGTGTGTCTAGCGGCCCACGCGGTGTACGGGCCGTCTGTGTCTCGTCTGCTGCCTGCTGTCTGCGTTCGTCCCGTATCCCCTTCAGTGTTTTCATCTTCTCCTCTGACGGTGGCCGTCTCTCACACTGGAACATGTAGCAGAGGTTGATCTTGCAGTGGCAGGCCGACTGCCACACGACTAGGAGCAGCCCGCCCACTGCCCCCAGAACGAGCACGACTGCTCCTGCTGCCTGGTCCACGCTGAAGTTTTGTAGTTTTCCTTCTGACGACTCAGACATTGGTTTTGTTAAGTGTGTGAAAATCACCACTCGACCACCACCACGGCGTCGTAGCGTTCGCCCTGCATATCTATGACGTCGCCGTCTTCTGACGCGACGTAGAACACGACCCTGTCCAGCAGCGATCCCGCGATCCGGGCGGACAGTTTGATGGGCACACTGCAGGACCACGCCTGACTGCGGCCTATCTCTGCCTCGATGGGCACGAACGCCATCTGGCTGCCTCCCAGTTCTCCTTTGCTCGAGTACACTCCGGATACGATGCTGGGCACGTGCAGGCATATGGCTCGCGCCCGGTCAACCCGGGCCGTGTTGGCGGCCAGCTGACCGCGTGTCCCCCCGGGTGCATGCATCTGCTCCGTTGTGAAACCGAGAAAGTCCAGCATGAGGGTGCTGTTCTCTGTGGCTGAGAGTCTCTCGGGATAACATATCCTGATTCGATTGGCAGTCAGGTCTGGTTCGATCGTAACGAATTTCGGCAGCCCCGTAGTCCCGCCCGCCATCTGTTGGGCTATTGTTGGTGCCTTGGTCCATGTGCTGCCGGGCCCTGTGTCGAATGGGTCTGCGTAACTCGCCCACTTGAGTTTGGTAGTCCCGAACTCCGCGGGTGCCCCTGGGCTGGGGGTTGTCGTGTGTGCGCTCATGAACGCTATGACGATGGCCCTCTCTAGCTCTGCCACTGAGTAGGCCCCGTTCTTCACCCCGACCGCGTACTCCTTGACCTCATAGTCAATTTCCGTGTCGGCAAACTCGAACGTGGCGTTTCCATAGAGCTGCTTGTGGATGTTGCACACCGTGTTCGTGAACGACAGGTCGTGCAGGTAGCAGCTCGGCCTGGCGTCGTGCGGTATCATGAGGCCCGGGCTGAGGGTGAGCTCGTGATGGGCAACCTCCCCTATCGGGGGTTCCACCCGGAACCCCCAGCGACGCATGGCTCAGCGTATATCCAATGGTTGCAATCAAGTGAGGACAACACACCAGCTAACGACACACCACGGACGGCACACTAGCTAACGACACACAGGAGAGGCTCTCATATGCGGGCGTGTGAGGTTGTGTAAGCTAGAAGAAGACAGACAGACAGTCACTTTTTCAATTTTATTCATTACTACCAATTCAAATTCAATTCTCATATTTATAATATTTGATTGTCTGTCTGTCTGTCTGTCCAATTGAAACATCAATAAAAACCTCAGCCAGAGATATACCAAATGCCAGAAGCAGACAAAAAGACATGCAAAGTAGTGAAGCGAGCGGGCCAGCGAGGAGCGCGGATCGCACCCAAGGGCTGCAAAGTCCGCACCGATATCTCCGCCGACGGCACCTCCACTCACAGGAACAAGGCGGGTGAGACGAAGATCAAGCGAACCGTAGGGGACAACGCCTTCTTCATGACAATCGCCGGAGCCAATCAGCAGTCTGTCATCAACGGCTGGGTCGACAGGTCGACTGCAAGCAAACGCACATACAAGGCAAACCATAAGATGCTATACGACACAGGGGCACAGGTCACGCTGATGAGCCGTGCCTTGTGCGAGAAGTTAGGCATCAAGTGGAAGCGCAAGACAAACGTCAGCAGCCAGATCATCCAAGGCGTAGGCGGATCAGAAACGCTCAAGATCCTGCACGACGTAGAATTCTACCTGCAGATCGACAGCAGATCTAATCAGTGGACGAAGGTGACCGCGGATATAAACGTGAAGGTAGAGGACAGCTCGACCTCCAACCTGCTCGGGATCGACACCATCCGCCAGATCAAGCGGCTCAACGTGAAGTTCCGAGACTAGCCTGTAAGCTAGAGAAAGACAGACAGACAGTCAGACAATCAATTTAAACTTTATCTGTTTCATTACTTACCAATTCAAATTCAAATTATCACATTCAAATATTTGTCTGTCTGTCTAGTATAGACACATGCAAGTTCCCAAGATCTTAAAAGTCAAGGACCCAGACACAGTGAAGGACAAGCCGCTACACCCACACCTACCACAGCCGCCCGCCTGCGTACTGCTCTGCTCGCCGATACGCACGGGCAAGAGCACCCTCATCAGCAATATGCTGCTCAACCCGGCCTTCTACGGTCCGGAGTTCTTCGACAGCGTGAAGATCATCTCCTCAACAATAAACAACGACCTCACGTCTAGATTCCTGAAAGAGCATTTCGACGTAGAAGATCACTACGATGACAGCATGGTAGATCAGCTCATCGAGGCACAGAAGAGCTTCAAGAAGGCAGACCAGCCGGAGGTCGCCGTGATCCTGGACGACATTCTGGGTGCACTGAAGTCCGGCTCGCGCGTCAACACACTCAGTGCACGATTCCGTCACTACAACATACGACTGCTCTTGTTTAGCACTCAGGTATTCCGGTATGTGAGTAACGTCGTCCGTCAAAATACAACAAACCTCATTGTGGGCAGCCCGTTCCCGAACCACAAGGAGCTCCTCAAGATCGCAGAAGAGTTCGGTGACGTAGTGGGCGGGCAGGAGAACTGGCTGCTCATCTACCACACGGCTTGCCGCGAGCGATACGACTTCCTGCACATGGATCTTCAGTCAAACCCAGTCAAATGTTATCGAAATTTCACTGACCTGATCAGCGAGGGCGAGCACATCCTCGGCGGCTCCCACCCTGAAGACACCATTGACCAAACATCAGAACCACCAGAGGGGATGATAAGTGAAGCAAAATGAAAAGTATATAGAGGTTTGAGCATTAGTTAAGTATAAGAAAACGAAACATGACAAACCAATGCAAAGAGAGATATGAACAGGGAAAGATCTACCAGATCGTGAACGATATCAATGACCAGGCCTACATCGGTAGCACCTGCATGCCGCTGTCCAAGCGGCTGTATGGCCACAAGAAGGACTGTGAGTACAACCCCTCAAAGCAGCGCCAGCTGTTCCAACTGGCCCGCGAGCACGGCTGGGATCACTTCCGCATCCGGCTGATCGAATACTGGCCGTGTGGTGACAACGAGCAGCTCAGAATGCGAGAGCAGCACCACATCGACGAGCTCAAGCACGAGACACCGGAGCTGTGCCTCAACATGGTAAGAGCTTACACCAGTGACACAACACGTCGCGAGAACAAACGCAATTACAAAGCCATATATCGTGATAAAATTGGTCGAGAGGAATTCAACCGCAAGAGCAACGAGTACCAGAACCGCCCACACATCACTGCCTACCGCAAGCAGTACGAGCTCAAGCACCGCGACCGCCGCAACGCACGCGGACGTGAGCTGTATCATTATAAAGCCAGCTGGGGCGGCGACCACAATCATTTCAACAATCTCCTCCGGATCAGCCCATCGCTCTTCGAATGAGTCCGCACCGCGCCGAAGGCGCGTTATTTAAACATTTAATCAGAGACCTTACTCTCGACGCCAATCATTGGTGTCGAGAATACCTTATCGAGTGTCGAGAATACCTTATCGAGTGTCGAGAATACCTTATCGAGTGTCGAGAATACCTTATCGAGTGTCGAGAATACCTTATCGAGTGTCGAGAATACCTTGTATACTTACA